GAGACACCGGAACAGGCTGCACAGCGTAAAAAGAAGAAGGTAGGCTACGATGCGACAAAGGTGACAGGGATACTGGGCGCTGCTCCGACCGAGTCCAAGAAGCTGTTAGGGATGTGATGAGATATGAGACTTGATGCGAAACGGCATCAGCTAGACAGACGAGTGTCTGACCTCTTGAGGGAGAGGCAGATATGGGAGACGCGCTGGAAGGATATACGAGACCATATTCTGCCGACTCATGGATGGTTTGACGGGGATATCAAAGATGGCAAGAGGCGCATGAACACACTTGCCAACGATACACCTACCTGGTCGGTTTCCGTGATGGCTGCTGGTATGCAGAGCGGCCTGACCTCCCCCAACAACCAGTGGTTCAGGCTTGCTCCTGAGGATCCTGAGCTTGAGGAGAGCAATAAAGTCCTTGATTATCTCAGTAAATGTGAGGAAATTATGCAGAGCTACATGAGTAAGAGCGGCATGTACGATGCGTTCTACTCTGCTTATGAGGAGCTTGGGGCGTTCGGGATAGGTGGGTTTCTGCTTCTGGAGGACACGAAGCGCGGATTTCTCCCTGTACCGCTGACTATAGGAGAGTACGCAATCGGCACAGATGCTCAGCGCACGCCCTGTGAATTCTACAGAAAACTGCAGATGACTCCGGCTCAGATGGTGGAACAGTTCGGCAAAGATAAGGTTTCTCCTGAGACTCTTGCGGATTTTAACAATAATCACAATAATGTGAGGTATGTGCATCACCTCATAGCGCGCAACGATGGCAGGATAGACGGCAACAAGGGACTCAAGGGCAAGGCATATCTCGCATGGTACTGGGAGGATGGAGCAGACAGAGGAGAGGCGTTCCTCTCCATAGGAGGCTATGAGGAGTTCCCGGCAATAATAAGCAGGTGGACAGTCACAGGCCCTAATGTTTATGGTTTCGGCCTTGGAGAGATGGCGCTGGGGGATGCTACACAGCTGCAGAAGATAGAGTTGGACAAGCTGACCGCATTACAGCTGTCACTGCGGCCGCCACTCGCTGCTCCTGCAAGTATGCGGGGGCGCATATCACTGCTTCCCGCTGCGCAGAACTGGTACGATTCAAGCATCGGCGAACAGGGCATCAAGCCTATACTACAGGTCACGCCTAATCTGCAGGATACAGCCTACGAGATAGCGCGTATCGAAGAGAGGATAAAGAGGGCCTTCTACGTCAACATGTTCCTCTCGTTGCTCACAGACCCCAACAGAGAGCAAAGAGACAGGACAGCTACAGAGATAAACGAACTTCACAACGAAAAATTACTCATGATCGGACCTGTGCTTCAGAGGCTTGACAGGGAGATGCTGCGACCATGTATCGACAGGGCATTTGCGATACTCGAAAGGCAGGGACTGCTGCCGGAACCCCCACAGGAAATAATAGGCCGAGAGATCAGAGTTGAGTATCTCTCTCCGCTGATCCTTGCTCAGAGGATGGCTGCAATAGGCGCTGTGGATCGCTACATGGGATTTTTGGGCAACATGTCTGCTGTAGATCCGCAGATACTGGACAACATAGACATGGACAAGACGGCGGTTAGGTATGCAAGTGATCTTGGGGTCCCGGCTGAGTTGATGCGGGAGGAAGAGGTAATAGCGCAGATCAGACAAGGCAGGGCGCAGCATCAGCAGGAAATGCAGCAGAGAGAACAGGCAATGGCAGAGGCACAGGTTGTGCCGGGTGCAGCTAAGGCCCTCTCTGAAGCAGAACCTACTCCCAATAATTTATTGGGGCAGATAGCAGGGGCAATGGCTGAGGGTGGTGTACAGCAGTGAACGACAAACAACAGCAGAAAACAGAGCAGTGGCTGAATGAGGATAGAATCGCATTAGAAAGGCTTTCCCAGACAGATGACGGGGAGGCCTTTCTCATGCAGTTGCTGGCCTCCACAGGGATATTCGAGACAAACGATGTCACAGATCCAATAACAATGGCCTACGCAGAGGGCAGGAGGAGCGTAGGAATAGAAATACTGGAGCTGCTGGAGCAATCACGGGACAACAGCGCAGGGCGCTTGCTTGCACGTATGTACGGCAGGGCAGGGCATGTTATGCGCATGATGTTTCTCCGTGTTAATAATCACAGGAAAGAATTGGAGGTATTAGGAAATGACGAACAGCGATGACGCTAGTGCAGTTGAGCAGGCAGTAGGACAGGAAGTAGGGCAGGCAGCGGATAACACGGCAGCCGAACAGGCAGCAACAGCAGACGATACTGCTGCAGTACAGCAGTCAAAAGTTGATACAGAGGGGGGTGGAGATGGTGGTGCCATAGACAAGGCAGGACTCCTCGGAACAGCGGATGCTGACAAGGAGGGCGCAGAGAAGCCGGCGGAGGATGACAAGTCAGAAGATAAGGCTGTGGAATACGGTGATTTTAAGATCGCTGAGCAGCTGCAGGTCGATGATGAGACATTGAGCCTTGCGAAGGACACATTCAAAGAGATGGGGCTGACGCAGGAGCAGGCACAGAAGCTGATAGATCTGCAGAACAGTCTGGCTCTCAAACAGGATGCAACGCTGACAAAGACAGTCGAAGCAGAAACGCAGAAGCTGATTGGCAAGTGGGAAGCGGCTGTTCGCGCAGATGAAGAGCTTGGTGGTGCTGACTTGGGAGAGAAGATGAAAATAGCGCGGTCTGCTGCAACTAAGCTAGGTTGCGAAGATGCACTGATGGTAATCAGTGAAGCAAGGCTGTCAAGCAATCCGGCAATATTGAGGCTTCTTTACAGAGCAGGGGTGGCGCTCTCAGAGGGCGCTTATGTACAAGGTAGTGTTGTCGGCGAGAAAGATCTTGTGTCGATTCTCTACGATAAATCAAATATGAAATAGGGGGTATGTGATATGAGCGTTATTGGAAATGTAGCAACATTAATGGATTTTGCCAAGAGGTCTGAGCCTGACGGCAAGATCCAGAAGATCATCGAGCTTCTTGCAAAAGAGAACCCGGTACTTAAGGACATGCTGTGGCTTGAGGGTAATCTGCCGACCGGTCACCTTACAACGGTAAGGACGGGGCTTCCCAACGTCACATGGAGAATGCTGAATTATGGAGTCCAGCCGTCAAAGAGCACAACGAAGCAGGTAACAGACCACTGCGCGATGCTTGAAGCATACGCAGAGGTTGATAAGAAGCTGGCCCAGATCAACAACAACACTGCGGCATGGAGATTGGGCGAGGACATGGCATTCCTGGAGGCAATGAACCAGGCAATGGCAGATGTCCTTTTTTACGGTGATGAGACAAGCCCGGAGAAGTTTGTGGGGCTTGCCCCACGTTACGCCGAACTGACAGGAGTTGACAGTGCAGCCAACGTGATCAGCGCACTCGGGGATTCGTCCAACAAGCAGACCTCACTGTGGTTCGTGACGTGGGACCAGCTGGCAACGCACGGCATTTTCCCGAAGGGTTCAACTGCAGGCTTCAAGCATGAGGATCTCGGAGAAGTGACCCTTGATGATGAGGCAGGCGGGCATTTCCAGGGCTTCCGCAGCCATTACCAGTGGGACTGCGGACTTACGGTACGCGACTGGCGCAGGAACGTCCGTATCTGCAACATTGATACGACCAAACTCGGCACATCCAGCGCAGCCAAACTGTTTGACTACCTGACCATGGCGTACCACAAGATCAACAGGTACTCAGGACGCAAGGTGATCTACTGCAACAGCACAGTTGCTACATATCTCGATCTGCAGGCTCAGGTCAAGACTAATGTCTATCTGACTCAGGGGCAGATGGACGGCGAGCCTGTAACGACCTACCGCGGTATACCGATCCGCGTGTGCGATGCGATCAAAGATACAGAAGCAGTCGTGGACTAAGGAGGAATGAACAATGATTCTCGATAAAGAGCTTATCTTCGCAGACAAACAGCCTGTGACAGCAGCAGGCGCATCTACTAATGTTGTTGATCAGGGAGCTGCGGGAGATTCCTATAATGCACTCTGGCTTATAGTCAATGTAACCACAGCCACTACAGGGACTCTCGGATTTGATCTGGAGACAGACGATAACAGCGAGTTCTCCGGCGCAGTCAAACTGCTCTCGGTCGGAGCGGCAAACCGCACAGCGACAGGCAATATCTTCAAGGGCCGTTTGCCTAAAGGGTGCAAGCGCTATCTCAGGATAGCCTGGACCGGTACGGTGAGCGCTGGGAACATGTCGGCATTTCTTGTAAAAGATCTGGCAATTTAACAGCAATAACTACGGGGCAGGGGCTTAGTCTCCTGCCCTTCGGCTTTATTCAGATACATATTATTCCAAGGTGGTGTTGGCAATGGCAGTATCATCCGATATCAATATATGCAACATGGCACTGGCTAACCTCGGAGTTGAGCCGATAGTGTCATTCACTGAAGCTACACAGCAGGCACGTATTTGCGGCAATTTCTATACTCACGTGAGGGACTATCTGCAGGGTTCATATTCATGGGGCTTTAATAAGCAGCAGATCATGTTGGTACGTGATGCTGTCTCTGTCATCCCAGGGTGGGCATACATATACGCCTATCCTGTTAATGCGCTTAATGTACAGAGGGTGTATGAGGCAGTACAAGATGAGTCAGGCAAGTTTGTAGAGCGGGTCGTACAGTTTGGCACAGAGTACGGACAGCAGGCACCTTCCCACAGGCTGTTTGATGTACAGCTGGGGGAGAAGCGGCGTATCTGCACAGATATAGCTAACGCATGGGCTGAATGCAGGGTAAGGGTGGAAGACGCATCGCTATGGCCATCGGCATTTGTCGAAGTTATCACGTGGGGGCTTGCGACAAGAATAGCCCTTGCCCTTACAAAGTCACAGGACATAGCCGGGAACTGCAACAGCATGTATCAGCAGGCACTCGGTCTTGCTCTTGTAACCGATGCGTCAGAATCACACGGTTACTTTGAGCTGCCGACTTCATGGCTTGACGCAAGGGGGTAGTCTGAGATGACCAAACCTGTCTACCAAGGATCGTTCACAACAGGTGAGATAACTCCCGAATTATACGGCAGGGTCGATATAGGTCGGTACCAGACATCACTGGCTCGTCTGCGGAATTTCATTGTACATGTTTACGGAGGCGTATCGAGGCGTACCGGCACTATCCTGCTCGGAGAAGCTAAGAACGCGGCTAAGAAGTGCCGTCTGATTCCGTTTGAGTATAACTCTGATGAGGATCAGGCGTATGCGATGGAGTTTGGTGACAAGTATATCCGCTGGTGGCTCCCTAATGGAGTCGTTCTGACAGACGCTGATGGAATCTACGAAATTGTGTCTCCTTATGCTGTGGCAGACCTTGATGGCATATCTTGGGTACAGAGCGCTGACGTGGTGTGGCTCTTCCACCCGGACTATCCGCCTTACACGCTGACACGCAAAGACCACAATGATTGGACTCTGAGTGTATTCCAGACCGTGGGAGGTCCTTATCAGGATGAGAACACGTCAGACGTGACAATAACTCCAACCGAGGGCGCAGACGGCGAGGTTACTCTTACAGCATCCGCAGATGTTTTTGTTGCGTCCCATGTTGGACAGGAATTCAGGCTGCGTCAGAGAGTATCTGAGGTGGAGGACAAGGATACAATTACCTCAGGAACAGATGTCAACGGAACTCTGGGTCCTCTCAGGATATGGGGAGAGTGGGAACTGGTAACCACAGGACAGGGGCCTACCGTATCACAATGGTGGGAAGGTTCACTGACCGTGCAACGCCGGTACAACGGAGGCGCGTGGCAGGACCTGCGCAAGTATACCGTACAAAGAGACAGAGACCTTGCTATAACAGGGGTCGAGGATGAGGACTTTGCTGAGTATCAGGTCACGTATACGATCAAAACTAATGCCGGGGATCCTTCCGGCACTCCTCCGATACCAGTCTCGTCAATGACGGTACAGCTGCACTCCAAGTCAGCGACAAAGATCTCTTCTGTGCGCATTACAGACGTCACAACGGCAAGGGTTGCAGAAGGTATACAGACATCTGCTGTAGGTGAGTTTGGCACTGCCACGAAGCTCTGGAGTGAGCCTGCGTGGGGAAATACATATGGCTATCCCCGTTGCGGCGCTTTCTTCCAGGACCGCCTCTTTATGGGAGGCTCAAAGACGCAGCCTCAGACAATATGGGGGTCAAAGACAGGGGCATACAATGAGTTCGGCATCTCAAGCCCGGTCAAGGACGATGACGGCATTACAAGGACACTGACCTCCCGGAAGGTGTCAAGGATACTCTCCATGGTGCCGCTCTCGGAGCTTATAGTTCTCACAAGCGGGACTGAGTTCCGTATCAGCAGCTCCGATAATGGAGTAATTACTCCGCTTAATTTCAACGCAAGGGCACAGAGTTATGACGGATCCGCGCCTGTGACTCCGGAGGTATTGGCTAACAGAGTATTCTTTGTGCAGCAGACCAATAAGGAGATCAGGGATTTCGCGTATTCATGGGAGGCCGACAGCTATTCAAGCACGGCCCTGTCGTTGCTGTCACGGCACTTCTTCATAGACAACAAGGTGATAGATTTAGGATGGCAGAGGTGGCCCGATTCCATTCTCTGGTGCATTCTCGATGACGGAACTATGCTCGGCTGCTCGTACCTGAAGGAACAGGAGGTCATAGGGTGGCACAAACACGAGACTCAGGGCAAGTTTGAGTCCATTTGCTGTATCGCAGGCAAAGATCAGACAGATGTTTATTTTGTAGTCAACCGTAACAACAAAAGGCTTATAGAGCGCCTTTCTCCGAAGATGGAAGGTGGTTCAGAGGACAGCTTTTATCTTGACAGCGGGCTGTCATATGAGGGAGATGACCCGGTAACAACACTGTCCGGGTTAGACCATCTCGAAGGTATGGAGGTTGGCATACTTGCAGATGGTAATGTTGAACCTGACCAAGAGGTAGTAGATGGGGGCATAACACTTGCTCATGCCGCAAAGAAGGTGCATGTTGGACTGCGCTACTCATCGGAGTTCCAGACCCTCGACCTTGAGTACCAGAACACAGGCGGAGGCTATCAGGGCAAGATGAAGAAGATAGCTCAAATGTCTGTGCGCCTTATAGACTCACGGGGCGGGGAGTACGGTGTCAGCTTTGACAAGATGATCAAGATAAAGGAACACAGCGGCACTCAGGATGGCAGTGCGCTGCCATTGGTGAGCGGCATATATGAATTGGTCGTACCGACAAACTGGGATTACCACGGCAGGGTATGTGTGCGTCAGACAGACCCGCTCCCAATGAATGTCCTTGCCATTATCCCGGAGGTGGCTCAGGGTGGCTAGGCGCAAGGTGCTGTACGAAGGGATGGGGCGTATGGTGACATCGAGGGAATGCGATCTTAACAACCTTATCCCAAGGATACGTCCGAGAGAGAGTAAAGAGATCCGGGATATGGATGAGATGATGCTCGATGAAGCGGTAAGGTTCTCTTACAGCACAGCCAAAAAGAGGTTTTCATACCTCACAAAAGACGGAAGGGTATTGGTGATGGCAGGGGTGGCTGACCTGCCATCAAATTCTGCCATGTCCCAAAGGTTGGGGATCATGGACGGCAAGGGCGGCATCCCTTATCTGTTCTCTACGGAGATGGCAACGCAGTATAAGTTTGAGATAGCACGGAAGTGCGCTCCTATCTTTCTCAACGAGATAAAGAAGGGGTATGACTTCTTAACAATATGGGTGGCAGATTACATGTCTGAACTTTATAAACTGGCCTCTTTCGGAGGCTTCAGGCAAGTTGAAATGGCGGTCCATCCAGTAAGCAAGACGGCATTTATCCGTATTGCATGGCACAGATGCTGGGGGGGATAGCAAATGGGTTCACTGGCACAAGGATTTAGCAGCGGCGGCGGCATCGGCCTGTTGGGGTCAATAAGTTCCGGCATAGGCTCCTATTATGGCGCACAGGCGCAGGGCATAGCTGCTCAGGGGCAGTACCAGGCACTGCAGGGGCAATCAAACGCAGAGGCGGCGCAGGCATTGCTGCAGGCAAGCTCAATGTCCAATCAGTATAAGATAGGCGCTCTGAATATGATCATGCAGGCACAGGCAGAGAAGGCATCTTACGATGCTGCCGCAGCTAAGTATCAGATAGAGCAAGAGGGCAAGAAGGGGCAGGCTGTCCTATACGAAGCAGAGTCGGCAATGAAGCTTTTAGAGAAGTCTTATACCATGCGCAATGCCTCTATTCTGGGGGCATCCGCTCTCGATGTCGTGCGGCAGGGGGCGGAGGTCGAGGCTAAACTGCGCGAAGAGGGGCAGAAGTTCAGAGGCACTCAGAGGGCATCAATAGCAGCAGGCGGTACCGATGTCGCGTCAGGTACGGCACTTGACATTCTCAGGGAAACAGACGAAGGGATAGAGAGTGATGCAGCCGCACTCAGGATGACAGCTCAGAAGAACAGGTGGCAGTTGCTTATGCAGCAGCAGAACATGTGGATGGTAGCTGAGATCCGTGAACTGGAGAGCAGCAACTATAAGGCGGCGGCAGAGGGCATGGTCAGAAGCGCTGATATGTCCGGCAAGGCCGCAGGGATCATGGAACAGCTGGGCGCTATGTCGTTAAAGAGCGGAGAGGCAAGTGCAGAGGCATACCGTGCCTTGGCAGAGATGGCTATACAGAGCGGGCAGATAACGGCGAAGGACTACCGGGCACAGGGTGCAATGTACTCTCAGCTAGGCAATATAGCAAGAGATGCTGCTAACGCACAGGCTATAGGAGGCCTATTGGGTACTCTTGCGCCTGCGGCAGGCACGTTCATGGGCAACAGACAGCAGGCTCAGCCGTCATCCATGCCAACAGCAAGCTATGGTGGGCTTCCACAGATAAACGACAGTTGGGACGCGATGTCTTTTGGGATGGGACTGGATACGGACATCAAGATAAACGAGGCGGTGCTGGGTCAGTTCCTGCCTTCCAAAGATACTAAGAGGGTCGATTCATACGGCGAAGGATTCCTCTATTCGCCTAAGAAGTGGGGGTTGGTCTAATGCCGACAGTAAGAGGATACAACAGAAAGGTCCAGGAAGAAGCACTGCAGCCGGTACGCACCGGGGCACCGATGGACACAGACAGCCTCTCGACTGCAATCAAGGCCAATCAGCCGGACGGTACAGCAATAGAGGCGCAGAAAGCTATCTCTGAGGCAGGCATACGCAATCAGGGAAGGGCTATAGATCTTCAGCAGGCAGGAGACAAACTGGTGCAGGCACAGGGCATGCAGAGTGTACGTCTGCAGGAGAACGCAGCAAGGGCCTCTGCACTTGCCTCTCGTACAGCAGCCAAGGCTGTCCAGTCAAGCGGAGAGATACTCTTTGGGCTGTCCGCAAGGCTGCAGAAGATGCAGGACGATAAGGACAGTGCCGACATGCTCAATGCAATAGAGGAGTGGAGAGGGTATGTCAACTCGTACTGGAACGATCCGGAGAAGGGCGCAAAGGTCAACCGGAAACTGAACAATGCAAGCGGTCTGTACGAGGAGACGAGGGGTTATCTCAACGAACTGACAGAGAGGGTAGGCAAGACTCTCAGAACCGATGAGATGAAGTCTAAATTCCAGCAGATGATAATGAGTCACAGGGAATCTGCCGAGAGGGACGCTTCCGTGTGGGAGACAAAACAGATGGAAGCATATTCACAGCAGACCTTTGAAAAGGCCGTTGATTCTTCACTTGCTCAGGTTGTAGCCAATCCCACTCCGGAATCATTTGCTGCCAACTTTGAGACAGCACAGCAGGCAGTTATAGACCGCATGAAGGGTGCTGACGAAGTGTCAATAGGCATTGCCGTTGATGCGCTCAGAAGCAAGTTTCAGAGTGCTATAGTCACGGCGCAGATAGAGAAAGACCCCATCAAGGCAGAGCAGTATTTCTATGCCGTAAGGGAGCAGTTAATGCCGGAAGATGCGTTAAAACTGGAGAAGAAGGTGCATGCAGAAGCCCTCGTCTCTAAGGCACAGGGGTTTGCCAAGGCAGTCTATGATCAAGAGGGCATATATGGATGGGATGACGCTAAACAGGCCATCCTTGATAAAGTCGGACAGGGTGAGATGACGGTCGATGACGGTAACGGTTACCAGAAGGAGATAGACAGGTTCTTCAGCGAGATACAGCAGATGAGGAACGTAAGGCATAGCGAGACTAACACTAAGGTCACTGAGATGTGGCTGAAAGGGCAAAAGCTGAACGACAGACAGCTGAGCGAGCTGCAGGAATCGGACCAGTTATCCCCGGAACAGATCCAGAGATGGGCCAATGTTTATGAGAATGATGCAGAGAAGCAGGCAAGGGAAGCCGAAAGGTCAGAGAGACGTATTCTCAAGGCGAGGCTTGCCAAGGCAACACCGTGGGAGAAGCAGGAAATACTTCTGCAGGAGACATACGGAACTTCCCCGGCAAGGGCAAGCAAGAATTACGAGGACATCATGAAAATGATAGGTGACAAGAATACAGAGCCTCAGTCCATTATGGACCAGATACAGATGTTTGTTGGGTATGGTGAGATGACACAGTATCAGGGGCAGATGGCAACCAACAAACTGAGGGACAGGATGACCAAGACCAAGTCGGTGTACGGCAAGACGGTGTCAGATGTTAGAAGCACTCTTAAGAAGCTAATAGACGGTCTGGACGGGCTGCCTTCTGACCTCCGTCAGAGAGTGCTTACTGAGTATGATCAGGAGACACTCGAGACCATGTACCCTGTTGAGGCTGTGCCTGTAGTAGCAAGGGACATTATAAGGCGAAGCATACTTGAGGCAGGCGTATCGACAGAAAAGAGCATCTTTGGAGTTGGAATAGGCTTTAAGAATGATATAGGCAAGCTGTTGGAACAATTGGACGAGGCAGATAAAAACGCAATGGATGATCTTGCGGTACAGGGCGGTCATATTTCTACCGGCAGCGGCAAGACAATAGGAGACGCATGGCAGCAATAGGAGGAATGCAGTGATGATGGACAACACAGACATACTAAAACTTAAATACCCTGCATTTGCTCAACAGATAGACCAGACGCGCAGCAATGGCTTCTCAGATGACGAGATCATTGACTATATAGAGAAGGGCCGCGAGAAGGCGCTCGGATGGGGCTATTCTCCGCTCGAAGTCCGGGAACACATGGGCATAACTCCTGAGTCGGAGATGGAATACATCAAGGCGGTCAGCCTCAACAAGGACAAGGCTGTCGCTTTTGCTGCAGGGAAGGATCTCGGGCAGCTCGGCAAGGAGATGGAAGAGAGCAGAAAGCAGGGTGTGAAGTATCAGGAGTTTGTCCAAAAGGCACTGCAGCCTGTTGAGTTCAAGGAACTGGATGAGCAATTATCGAATAAATACATACGTTCAGTCGCTGCGGATACTCCTGTCGAGGACATGCAATATGGCTACGCAAAGTCGCAGAAAGCAGTCACAGAGGCACTCGATAAAGACAGGAACTGGGGGAAAATATCAGAGAGCTATTTCAAGGGGCGCGAACCCAAAAAGTGGGACGGGGACCTCAAAGAGATAGTGGAAGATCCTGTCAACTGGGCTTACAGCAGGACAGTCGGCGGCATTGTGGTCGGTTGGATGAACACCGGACAGAGCATGGCCGCAGGCGGGGAGTACCTGGCTGATATCCTTGAACTGGAAGATGCGCACAAAACAGCTAAGAGCATGGCGGATCAGATGGAACAGGGGGCAGGAGAGTTCTACGATATGGTCATGCAGGGCAGAGACCCTGACCTATGGGATAGCATCATGCAGGGCATAGGTTCAACAGCAACCTTTCTCTTCTTCGGACGCATGGTTGCCGGTCTTACCGGAATAGCCGGATCTGCAGCTGCTATGTCAGGTGCTAACCTTGAGAAGGTGCAATCTGTTGCTAAGATCGTAGGTTCAAGCACCATGGCTACGCTTGAGTCTATGGGTGAGGCGGGCAGCACTTACAGGGACGTACTTGAACGTACAGGAGACGAGAATGCCGCTGTAATGGCCGGCGCATGGACATTTATCAGCACTCTGCCGAGTAACTTTGTTACAGACAAGTTCGCCTACTTTGGTGAGGACAAGTGGCTCAAGACATTCATACCCAAGATAGCAAAGACAGCCAAGGTTCAGAATATCCTTTATCCGGCAGTCAAAAGGCTGGCAAGCGGCATGGCAGAGAGCGCACAGGAGACATGGCAGGGTGTGCCGTCTGCATACTTCAGCAGCGATGACGGATGGGCTAATGTAGACATGGCAGAGATATTTGTACAGCAGGGCCTGCCGTCCTTCTTTGTGGGTGCTCTTATGGGCGGCGCAGGCGGGGAGAAGTTTGCTCAGATGGTAGACCGGGTGGAAGCCGAGGACAAGAGGGCAAAGTTCAGAGAGGTAAGGAAAGGTGCTGACAAGGTAGTTAAGTCTGTCTATGAGACACTCTCACAGGCAGGGATCAACAGAGAAGAAGCCGGTGCATACAGCAAGCTGTGGGGCATCAAGGCATCAGTTGCGGCTGTACAGCAGGGCATAACTCCGGAGGAATGGCTTGAGGCACAAGGACTTAGGGTACAGCGCGGCGAGAGCGACAACCTTGCGGAGCTGTATCAGAGTCAGGTAGCGTCAATGAAAGAGGTTTATGGCGATCAGTGGATGAAGTCTCCGAACGGAGAAGTGTCTAAACTGACAGAAGAACAGTGGGTACAGGTACATTCTCCTGAGTTTAAGCAACTCTTTGGTGACTGGGAGTCAAGGCAGGGCAACTACACAAAGGTACTTGACGAGAACGGAGAACCACTGGTTGTTTATCACGGCACGGCACGTCCTGACAGGGTTGGTTCTGTGTTTGATCCTGACCGTGCGACATCAGGTCCGATGGCTATGTTTACCAGTAGTGCAGAAATTGCCGAAAACTATTCAAGAAACAAGGCCGATACTTCATTAGCGACTGATCCAAGATATGCCAGTTATGAAACACAGTTCCGGGTGAAGCACAACGGACGAGATATGTCAGTTAAAAAGCTATGGTACAGCCTCTCAAGTGAAGAGCGAAGCAGGATAGCCAAAATAGCCGGCGAGATTACCTACAATGAAGACTATGACGATCCGTTTATTAGAGAAGAGGGGAATACCGGGGCTTCTGGTGGTTTTGAACATCACCTAATAGAGCATAAAGGCAATGCCTTGAGTGCTCTGTTATATCACTGGGTGGAGTCCGGCAATCTTTTCCGCAAAGAAGGAAGATTTCTTGAGATATTGGATATGCTTGGTATAGAAGGTGCATACTGGAACGATCCTGACTACAGGGATCCGAAAGTTTATCCTGTCTATCTCAATATCCAGAACCCTTTTGACACAACCAAGGTTACGAACAAACTTATACGTGATTTGAAAAAAGAGTCTAAATATGCGCCTGATCCTACAGACAGATATGCAGATGACTGGGACAAAGCTTCAATTGATGCTAAAGACTGGCTGGACAGACTAACCAAAGACCTTGAGAACGGAACGACATATGCATGGACATCTATTCCCGACTGGGTAACAGACTATCTCAAAGAAAAGGGATATGACGGGATATTCGACCAGGGCGGCAAGTACAGTGATGTCTCCCATAGGGTATATATTCCGTTTGAATCCAATCAGGTTAAGTCGGCTGTGGGGAATGTTGGGACGTTTGACCCCAATAACCCGGATATATACATGCAAGCGGCTGTAGATAAAATTACACAGGCTATAAGTTCAGCTAATACAAGCTTGCGTCAAGTTGCGGCAACATTCAAGCGAAAAGATTTTATACCAGGGGACAGAAATTTAGACATAGGTGGCGGCCGGTTCGACATTGGGACACAGTATTTAGCCGAAAAGGGTGTCGAGAACGTTGTGTTCGATCCATATAACAGAACTCCTGATGAGAATAGGATAGTTTTTGGCAGGCTGAGAAGCGGCGAACGCTTCCCCACTGTTACAGCCAATAATGTGCTGAATGTAATTGCCGAACAGAATGTACGTCTGAATGTAGTTTTACAAGCGGCAAAGGCTTTAAGCCCTAACGGTACCGCATATTTTCTGGTACATGAAGGCAATAGGACCGGTGAAGGGAAAGAGACAACTAAAGGATGGCAAAATAACAAAAAAACCGAAGATTATATCTCAGAGGTGAAAGAGCACTTTAATGAAGTGCAGCGTAAAGGCAATCTTATTATTGCAAGAGGTGCAATCAACACAGCAAGAAAGGCTGTCTGGGATATGAGCGTAGACATAAACGACAGAGTCATGTACCAGGGTGAGCGTGGTGCTGTTCAGTTCAACGAAGAAGGCAAGGCGCTGGTAAGCCTGTTTGCATCAGCTGATAAGTCCACTTTCCTCCATGAGTCAGCTCACATATTCCTCAAGGATATGGAGAGGTTTATCAAATCAGGCAGAGCCACAGATGAAGCCATTCAGCAGTGGGATGGCCTTATGGGATGGTTAGGAGTGCAGTCATGGGACAGCCTGACCACAGAAGAAAGAGTTGATGCTCACGAAAGGTTTACGAGATCTTTTGAGAGGTATCTTATGGAGGGCAAAGCCCCTGTAAGGGGTTTGGAGGGGCTGTTCCGACAGTTCAAGGTGTGGCTTGAAGAGATATACCACGGGGCTAATGACCTTGATGTCCCTATGAATGATGAGATCCGCAGATGGTTCGACAATATGCTTGGAGCAGATGAAGCTATAGTCGAGGCAGTCAACAGGAGCATAGGAGACATAGAAACATTTGCTCAGAGCGGTAACGCAGAGGATATGCCTGCTCAGGAAGAGACAGGAATATCTTATGCCGAGGATGAAGCATGGGAGGAGACCTTCACCGAGGAAGAGGCAGAGGAGTATTCGCTTCAGACAGAGCTTGCCGCAGAGATCATGAGTGGTACAGACGAGGCTATATTCGAGCCTGATACATGGATCACTGTCGGAGAGGAAGTTGCCGGCGAGATAGAGAACATGATGCTGACAGAGGAAGATAATTCCCTTGCTGCACAGGCATATGAGGCATTCAAAGAGTTCTCAAGACAGGTGCTTGAAAAGGGCGGGCTGCAGTATAAGAGCCTGGTCGAAGCAATAGGAATTGACGAGGCAAGGGAGGTCTACCGCAAAGGGTCTCATCTGTTCAGAAGGAATGTTCTCGAGGCAAAGGAAGTTGCCTCAGAGATGGGGGTAACGCTTGAGAGTGTTATCCAGACGATACTGAACAAGCCAAGCAAGCCGTCAAGCCAGAAGTTCGCTCCCGTTGTGGCAATAGACGAGGAAACGGCGCTGTGGCTGGTGGGGCGCATGGGCGCAGTCGAAGCGGGAAAGTATATCCGCAGAAGGCGCAGTTACGTCAAGACACAGTACAAAGCAATGCTGGAGCAGGCAGAAGAAGCCAAGGCAACCGGCAATAGTACCGGGCATACCCTCTATACCAATGAAGCCGCGAGGCTGCTCAGGGAACAGACAGAGATCGATAATGCTCTCAAGATGATAGCAGGGACTCTTACAGACCCGGAAGCGCTCCTCCGCAAAGAGGAAGAGAAGCAAATGGAGTTCCCCGTGATGAAGTGGGCAGAGATGGCGCACAAGGCACAGCTGCAGGCCGTCAAATGGACACAGGAGACAGTCAAGGGGGCCATCGAGAGGGTCACAGGCAAGACCACGGTCGGAGAACTTGTTGCCGAGAGAGAGGCTATCAGACAAGCATATAAGTTTGTCGAAAGGGAATCCCGGAGGGCATTCAAGGGTGGCTTTAGAGAAGGGATACTGGTCACATCTGCACGGATCAAGGCGCTTAAGGAGGCTAAGGCAAGACGCGCGTCCATACGAGGCGAGATACAGAGGCTTGTCAGGGAGATAGACAGGGCAACGAGAGGCAATGTCGCATGGGCGCAGAAGGTGGCAATAACCAATATTCTTAACGGATATGACCTCAAAAACCGCACAATGGACACACTGGAACAAAGAAAGATGCTGGAAGATTACATTTCCACTGAACAAGAGAAAGCTAAGGCGGCTAACGAGGACTTTAACCTTGATGCGCTGAATATCAATGAGATAGACCTTGCTATGCTGAACAAGACAGTCCTTAACGAGATGATGCTGGATGACCTCCGTGCCCTGCATGAGCAGGTGATGACACTCCGTTCAGAGGGCAAGATGGCTTATGAACTCAAAAAGGCAAGGGACGCAGAACACAGGGACAAAGAAATAGTGAGACCGTTGCTTGATGAGATGGGTGGCCCTGCTGCAGTAACCACAGATGTCATAATACCCGGCAAGACTAAGAAGGGTAAGCAGCTGAGGGCAATATCCAAGGCGCTTATACGCAGTCTGACCCCGGCGCGGGTGCTTGACTGGATGGATGGTCACAGGGACTTTAGAGGCCCGTGGTATGAGATCTTTATGGGGCGCTATGACGAGGCTGTGGACAACTTCTTCCGGGAAAAAAGAAGAAGGATAGAAACTATCCAGAGCATCATGCAGGAGTATGGCATTACGGAAGCAATGCTTGCGGAAGAGAGGCTTGAGTACGGCACGGACGGAGAGGGCAACAAACTGGCCTTTTCTCTTGATGAGGTGCTGCATATCTACATAGGATGGCACAACGAGCGTACAAGAGATGCGCTTAAGTATGGCAACAACATAAGCGATGAGCTTGCGTCCAAGGCTTACGATACTCTCAGCGAGAACGAGACAGCTTTTGCTATGGCGGTAATGCAGGAACAGGAAGAGGCCAGCCTGCGATACAACGATGCGATGATAGAAGCATACGATGTCGGGATAGAGCCGGAGCCGTACTACACAAGGATGTACCGGACACAGTTTACCGACAGCAAGGGCAATGACGTTGACGAGGGGCTGCAGGGCATTGTTGATGATCTTGCAAGGCAATATGCCCTTAAAAAGCTGTATGCCGACAAAGGGTCAAGCTATGCAAGGAAACGCATTCCGCAGGCGTATCAGCAACCAATATCATTGGGTCTTTTGAGGGTATGGCGCAGATCAATGATGGAGCATGAGCACCTGATCGCCTTTGGCAAGATGGTCAAGGATCTGCACTATGTTGTAGGCGAAAAAACCGACTTATCAGGGGCAGAGCCAATCGCAGGCATGAAGGATACTATCATTAACACATACGGAGCAGATGCTTTTGACTTCTTGGTCTCTCATGTCAACACAATGGCTAATCCCAACTTTTACAAATCCTTTAAGGCAGATGACAGCGCTATCCGCAAGGTAAGGGGCAACTATGGGCTTGCTTACCTATGGCTCAACATGGCAAGCGTTTTGAAGCAGCCTCAGGCAATAGCCTATTACATGGGATACGCAGGGCCGGTAGACATAATGGCATCTCTCGGGGAATACCTCAGTGATCCTGTCAAGATGACCACGTGGGTACATGAGATGGACCCTCAGGTCAAAGAACAGGTCATTGACCGTTTCCTTGAGGAGTTCAAGTTATCAGATGAGCCGGGATGGAGAAGGGTACAAAAGAGGCTTGGCGAGATAGGGTTCAAACCTATGGAGTACATGGACATGATCACGAGGGTGGTCGGTTGGAATGCCGTCTACAAGCACGAGATAGCCAACGGCGCAACAGCAGAAGAGGCGCGCAAAAGGGCGCAGAGGGCAACGTTGAACACGCAGAACGCGGCACATCCCAAGGAGTTGCCTGCTTATATGAAAATGGCAGGCACTGCAGGGGAAATAGTTAATCTTATGACTGTATTCACCAACCAGGCTAACAAGATATACGGGGTTGCAGTACATGAACTGTACGGAGACATGAAGAGCGGTCGTTACCACAAGGGCTTTATGACCTTGATGGGACTGCTGCTGGGTTCATGGTGGTTGAGGTGGCTTAAGACAGGCGAAGCTCCTTCAACAGTGGAGGATATAGCACTTGGGGCTTATGCAGAGACATTTGAGAATATACCTCTCATAGGTTCTGCAATCGTAGCAGGAAGCACCGGCGGGTTCTCACAGGGCAGTGACCCATTCTGGGCCATAGGCAACGATCTGGGGAGGAGCCTTCGCAAGATTACTAAAGGCGAGTACGAAGATGCTGCAATGCTTGTATATGAGGTATGGTCGATCGTCTACTCAGGCATGCCGATAACGGCCCTCAAGAGAGCAATAAAACTGGCAGAGACGGGCGATCCAAGTGTACTGATAGGTATAGTCAACAAAAATAGAAAGGGCAATAAGAAGCAACTAATAATTCCATAGAAAGAGGTGTTCGATATGGCAGCTGAAGTATTTGCGGTTGGGGAACTTGGGAATTGCCCCTTCAGGGGCGGGGACAGGGAAGGACAGAGACAGTGCGAAGGACCGACATGTATGTGCTGGTGCTGGAGTACGGAGGACGTAGACGGATATTGCGGACTTGCGGGGATCCCTGCGGCGTAAAGGATAATGTCATGAAAGAGGTGATATTAAGTGACTGTATCTAATACACAGAGGCGATACACGTACCTGGCTGACGGGGTCACGCGGGACTGGCCGATCGAGTTTTCGTACCACAACAGCTCTGACATCAAGGTCTATCACATTTCCGCCGATGGAGTGGAGACCGAGATAACAGACATAACTGTCGTTGCTAACAATGTAACTGCTCCGGCAACAGGAGAGCCATTTGCAAGCGGAGAGAGTATAAGAATAGAACGGGCATTGCCTTACACGCAGCTGGATGATTATACGACTCAGGGAGCGTTTACTCCTGAAGACATGGAGAGAACGGCTGACCGGCTTATTATGATCACGCAGCAGATCCGTGACGTTGCAGAGGACACAGAAGATTATGTCGATGAGAACCTCCCGAAGTTTGAGGAGTGGAAAGATATAACTCTTGAGGCATCAGGCCTGGCTGTGGCAGCTAAAGACAGGGCTGTAACTGCAGAGGACGCAGCTGAATATGCACAGGGAGAGGCAGAAGGGGCAAGAGACACTATCCTTGCCAATATTGCCGGTGCAGGGGCTGCTCAGGCTGCCGCTGAATATGCCCAAGGCAAAGCAGAGCAGGCAAGGGACGCATCAGTTACGGCCAAAGGACAATCTGAGAGTGCCAGAGATGCGGCAGTAATCGCCAAAACACAATCGGTTGGAGCCAAGGATATCTCTGTCTCAGCCAAGGATGATGCAGTGATCGCGAAGACGGCGGCTCAGACGGCTCAGGGATTGGCAGAAGCCGCCCGCGATAAGGCGCAGAACTGGGCAGAAAAGACAGACGGTGCGGTTGAGGGAACAAGCTACTCCGCAAAGAAGCACGCCACAGATGCAGGCGCTGCGAAAACAGCAGCTGAGACAGCAAAAGGACTTGCAGAAGCCGCGCGCGATCTGGCGGAAGACTGGGCAGAGAAGACAGATGGTGTCGTAGAAGGGACAAGCTACTCCGCTAAAAAACATGCTGTTGATGCTGCCGCTTCGGCTGCTTCGGCACTCACTGACAAAGGGCTTGCAGAGGCGGCCCGTGCCGATGCAGAGGATTGGGCAACAAGGATGGACGGCAAGGTTGATGATGTCGAGTACTCAGCTAAAAAGTATGCGACAGATGCAGGGGCTGCTAAGACAGCCGCTGAAACGGCACAAGGATTTGCAGAGGATGCAAGGGATGCTGCTGTTTCGATAGCGGAACTTGACTCTCCTGCTCTCTCAGGTACACCGACAACCCCGACTCCGGCACCTGGCACAACGACAAAGCAGATAGCCAATGCCGAGTTTGTTAGCGATGAGTTCTCTGCAAGGGCAAAGACAACTCCGGAAGCAGGTAAGATCCCTGTCGCAGATGGCAATGGAAACATAGACAGCGGATGGCTGAAAGATGCGACAGAGACAGCCAAAGGGGCAGTTGAGCTGGCAACGCCGGCAGAGGCTGTTACAGGGACAGACGAAAACAGGGCTGTTCACGCGAAGGGTGTTAAGGCGGCAATTGACCACAGAATAATTTTAGCAGGAGGTGTACCGGCATGAGCGTCTCGGGGGTTAAAACTGTAGTATCAACTGCCGGTGAGTTGTTCGCCGGCAGTGCTGTTTTAGAGGGCAGATTGATTTTAGTCGTGTGCAACATGCATGACTCAGTTGCGATAGTGGTCGGGAGCACACTGGTTGGTACTAGGCTCTACGGCTACACGATAGAGCCTGGCGAGAAAGAAAAACTGGTGTTCGCAGAGCCAACAACAGTATATGCGCAGTCGCTAGGTTGCGCTGTCCCTG